GCCCATTCTGCGTCTCGTCAAAAAAAGAATAGCCCTGATTTCCTTCACGAGCATCAACATCAGGAGACAAATCGTGAGAAATGTGTCCTTGAACGCCGCCCTTAGTTGAACGAACGACGACCCGTACGTTGATACTGCCGCGAAACAAACCAAACATCCTGTCCATTCCAAGAAATGCATTTTGAAACAATGCAGCCACTGAATAGGCCATACGATAAACTGTATTGGCGGTAATGGTTACCTTATTTCTACTCAATAGCTTGTAACGCTTCATCAACTGACACAAATCGTTGGGCATGTCCTGAAAATGCTCGACCTCGTTGTTTCCGAGTATGCCTTCTCCTGCTGCTAACACTGTTGCTGGCATGTCCTGAATAGGCATGTTAATGTCGACCAGCGTTTTCTCAACGACGCCGCTTTCTTCAATGGTGTGTTTAACCTTCATGCGATCCAACTTGTGGGAATAGTAGCGAGCAGAGGATACTGGTTCGGGTAACTTGAATACACTGTCTTCGATCGCCGCGTAAATTGAAATGGGAATCGAATTAGGGTTACCGGTACCAGTGGCAAGTGGTGAAATCACAAAAACGTGAAATGAGCCCAAAACTTGACCGCTTGTTACATCCAAAAACCCGGTATTGTAACGAAACGGAATCAAAAACTCAAATCCCTCGTCCTGCGAAACTTTCTGAACCATGGCGCCCATGTTGATCATCTTACGGGCGTCCGGAGAATCACCGAATGGCGTAAATCCAAAACCAATAGACCCTGCGTAAAAAGGGGATCCTTTGACGACCATCTTCATTCGAATCTGCCTGCATCGCCACAATCGGGTAACATCAAAAGCTGATTTCTGTGCTGGTGTTACGATTATGTCTTGCGGGACGCTCAAACTGCCAATCAAAGCTCCTACCGCGTCAGTAATCTTCCAATCGATGCTCTTGATGAAAGTGAATTTGTGCTCCAATTTCTTTAAATCCCAATCGGTGTCGTTTAAGTGGTTCTCGCTCCTCTGGTTTCTCGAATTAACTTTAATGTCGCCAACCATGACCGCGGTAGTGTTAACATTTCCGCTATCTTGAATGGTGGCTCCAACTCTTTTGTTCTCGGTCTTAGTATTGTCCATAGTCGTGTCATTTTCCTGTCTTGAGGTGTCGTTATCTCTCATGTCCACTGTCGGTGATGCTAGCTTAACGTCCTCTTTTTCGATGTTTAGTTTGTCCAAGGGTCCTACCTCAGGTGTTGTTGTTATGGTTTTCATAGTTGGTGATAGTCTTATGAGTGCTCCTTCGGCTTCTTCTTTTGCCTTTATAGCTGCTGCAATCGGACTGACTTGAAGCTCCTTGGATGCATAATCCGCGTGAGCTCCAGGAAATTTGTAATAATTGGTCCAAATGACGCTAAGGTCTTCGTATGTTGGTAGTTGCAGTCGTGGTTCTGCATTGAGTGCGCTCTCTCTAAAATGGTCGAAAACTTCTTGACCATGAAAAAACATTCCACGTAAAGCGCAAACCGTGTTGTCCTGTGTGGCTTTCAAAGCATCTTGATTGAATCGATTCAAGCGAATCCAATATGTTGACTCTTTCAAAGAGTCGATGTCGCATACTGGAAGATACATTCCTCGCTCGTATCGGGTTTTGTTTTTCAAATACAAAAGATCTTGGAAATCCTTGCTCTCCACTATCGCGTCGGTCTTGTTGGATGCTGTAACTAACAGTCCCTTGTCCAAAAAGAATTGAGAAACCGTCTTTCCGTTAAAGAAAGCCAGCAATTCCTTGGCCACTGTCATTATGGTGTCATCTCCAGACCTGTGTCGTCGCGTGTAAGTGCGGTAGTGTCTCATCTCAATCATCGCTGGTAAATACTTGCTCATGATGTAATTCCAGGCTGCGCGGTGAATCATTTCATTCATAATGCAGTTCAAAATAAACGTCAAAAGCATGCCGGACATCATCATTCCATCCGCTCGGAAGCAATTTTTGCCAAAAATCGTAAATGCTGAACTCAACAATTCGGCTAAAACGCTTTCCTCC